CATTGCCACTGGTGTGGCCTGGCTCTCGCGCATTGGGAAAGGTGTAGGTGTAACTTGGTGTATACACATCTCCACGAAACGATCCTGGATTAACAAGCCAGTCCATCGCTCCATAATTCTTCTGTCGCTTCTTTTCTTGAGTGTAATCAACCACCTGCGTAAACATATTGTCTTCTGGATTCTGATTCGCCTGATCCATAAATGTCTCTAACTCATCATCCATAATACCGCTAACGTCAAACACAGCGCCGAGACGGCCACTGCGTCCAACTTCAACCATCTGCGAATCATCTTGAATGGTTGCAGGCCCCAAAGCTTCTGTTTCAATACCAGCAGCCATTGGGTCAGGAAGTGTCGCAATAATCTGATCGTTACTACCAAATTCCGCATCATTAAAGATGCGTCTTTGCCGATCTTCATCTTGCGCCTGTCTCCTCGAAGCGATCAGTTCCTGAAACCGCTGCTTCCTCGACATCTGTCTCTGAAAGTACGCTTGCGATCTCATATCGCCAGCTGCAGCTGCTCTATTCCGATAGTCAGCTGCCCTATCATACCATTCGACTACACGATTCTCCACTGCATTACCATCCATTGGATCATCTTCACCTACCCTAATACATAATACGACGGTTAGCACGGTTGCCCAGGTAACCAAGGCCTGAAGCTAAGCCAGCTCCGGCAATCTCACGGCCTAAGCCATAGGCATAACCCTGGGCACCGGCATAGAAATCGCCAAAAACTGGCTCAACAACAGAACGAGCACCGGCTGCTCCGTAACCTAAAAGATCACTCGCATAGCCAGATGTCGTCTGAATAAGATTACCAAAAGAATCCAACATACCTTCAAAACGTGCCGCTCCAGTTGAAGTAGCAACATTAGTAGCGGCTTCTTGCGCTCTCGAATCATTCATCGCCGCCGGAGACGTCCCTTGCGACGAGGAAACATTAGGAATAGTTTCCAAGTGAAGAAGTGACTCGATACTAACAGCTGTTGTCGACAACGACACACCTGTCACAGCAATAATGATCGCAGAGAACCCTTCGTTTTGGATACCACTATCAGTTGAAGTAGCAGCTGCGTCGGAAAATGGTTGGATATAACGAAACGCATTTTCATCAATAATCTTCGAAACAAGTTTCAAAGGTCGAGCGCACAGCATAGCCAACGGAAACCTTTTATAAAAAGGACTATTCTGCATATCAGAAATAGTTTGAGGATACGTCCACGTAGCAACTCCAAAGTCGCTAGTTGGCGACAAACACACGTGAATGTAACCAGTCACGTTGTTCGGACTCAAAGCACAAGAAACCCTTGCACCATAGGCGCAAGAACGAACCAAGATATTATTGGTCGTAATTGTGCCTTGTTTGGAGGAGTTAACTCCACCATATGCTGCTGGCCACCCCCACGCCGAAGCAGAAGTGGTGGTACCAGCAACAGACATATTAGTGACAAAAGGTCGCAAAGCCATCACCTGAGTGCCATAAGTAGCACCAGTGGTCAAAGACCACTCATCTTCAACGATACTCGTCGCAGACGGTTGAGTATTTGCGTCCGGAATCTTAACACCAGCTACCTTGTCAGAAAAAGGATCCAGCTGTGCAAGAACAAACTTCGAAATCTGCTTAGGCTTACGAGCCACGCGTTTCTTCGTAGCACGACGGGTAGGCCTACGGCTATACCGCGTTCGTGAATAAGAACGGCGCTTCCGCGCAGGTGCGCGTCGCTTCGTATACTTGCGTCGATAGGCCATGTCTGCCCTATGCCGCAAAATCTAGAATGAGCCAGTGACACACTTGAAGTTGCGCAGACACACCTTCGGTGTCAGAAACTGGCTCTCTATACAAAAAATAAGATAAAAAGTGGTCTGACACAGACACACTAGGTCGGGGTAATACTAGGCGGCTCTGCCGCTCCCCGACCTATAGCCAAGCGTCGGCCTTCGGCCGATTCATTTATCGATGTCTCACAAGCCAATCGACTACGAGCAGCTAAACTTCATCCTTCACCGATGGCTTCAGGACGAGGGCGAGGATGGTGCTTCACTCTCAACAATTACACACCAGCTGAGGTCACCAAGCTATTGGACCAGTCCTACAAATACCTCGCCTACGGGAAAGAAGTGGGAGAAAGTGGAACACCGCACTTACAAGGATACATCCATTTCGAGTGCGCAAGAACCTTCTCACAAGTTCGCAAACTCCTCGGGCCTCGGTTCCACCTGGAACGCCGTAAAGGCAGTCTTCGTCAAGCCATCGACTACTGCTCCAAGGATGGAGACTTCCACGAATTCGGAAGTCGGCCTTCCACGCAAAAGGAAAAGGGACAAGCTGAAAAGGATCGTTGGGCGCGCATTATGCTTCTTGCCCAACAAGGAGAACTCGCTACGCTCAGACAAGAGTTCCCAAAAGAGTCAATCATCCATGGACCCAGACTGTTGGCATTACATGCTCCAGTCACAAAGCCTCTCAATGGAGAGCTTTGCCACGAGTGGTGGGTCGGCTCAACCGGAACCGGAAAATCCCGTCTCCTCTGGGAGCTATACCCACAACACTACGCCAAGACCCTCAATAAATGGTGGGACGGCTACGCCTTCCAGGACGTCGTGGTCATTGAAGAATGGGCACCAAGAAACGAGTGCACTGCCAGCTTCCTTAAAGTATGGGCCGATCGCTACGCATTCACGTGCGAAGTTAAGGGAGCTATGCTCCCTATGATACGGCCTAAGAAGTTGATCGTACTATCCAACTACACGATCGAGCAATGCTTCCCCCAGAAGGAAGATTGTGATCCGCTCCTACGTCGCTTCAAAATAATCAACTTTCCTACGGGAAAATTCCACGCGATGGCTCGCCGTGACAACTACCTAAGGGACGACATATGCGCTCCGGATCCATCAGCACTACCGATTCCAATGCCAACTGTCATTCCACCGGCTGTTCCAATTCAAGATCCAGAAATTACGTCTTCTGACGCTGTCAGCTCATCTGACTCAGGATACAAGTCGGATACGGAATCAGACCAGCTGGGGCTGTTCAACTTCCTTGACCCTCTAAACCCATGGTTCTCTCCGTCATCACCCTAACGGGGGTTCACGATCAGCTCTACGCACGAAGGTTGCTGGGCAACTTTCTCCTGAAGGGTCTCTCTGCTTACGCTTTCGTACTCACGTACTCTTTTTGTTCTAGATAATGCATTACAAATATACAAACTTGCCATCCACACCATCTTGTTTGACAATTCCGCCTACGGCGGCCCTCGCTACGCTCGAGGGTCGGCCTACGGCCTCCACAATCTATTGTAAGTCTCTCGCAGACACATGCATCCGGCCTACGCACCGAGCATGGCAGCCCTTCGCTCCGCTACGGGTGCCAACGCTCTCTCTAAGGCCTCATTAATCAAACCCTTGGAATTACATAATCAGAGAATCTGAACATATTAAGCCAAGCTAAGGGTGGCGCCCCGGCTTCGCCGGGTCGCATTCTTTCTATAAATAAGAAATCGAAAGGAAAGGGGTAGGGGATCAGACATAACGTCTGTAGATACATAACGTACCGAAAATCATACGATTGGAAGAGAAGTTCATTTAAAATATTATACTATAGTTTATCCCCTATATCGGTGGAAAGGACGTCTCCACGGAAGTCGCCGCCTTTCACCGATGTCACTCTGCAATCCGCATCGTTCCAACAACAACAACAAGCAACCCCATGAAAGCTCACATCCTCTACTGCAAGAACTGTGGCAATGGATCCCCTGTCTGCGCTCTTCGTACCTGCCGTCACTGCCGTGATCGTGCTCCCGCTACTCTCCCGGCCACGAGCTCAAGTCCAGCCAGTCCTCTGGGAAAGCGTACCGCGTCCACTCAGACCGACATGGACAAGACGGCAAAGAAGAAACCGCGTCACTCCGACATCGTCGTGAACGCTGTCTCTGCCGTGATGAGCGACTTCTACCGCCAAGACAATGAAGCCTTGGCTCAGCTCGCTCAAGAACAAGCTCAGAACATTCGTTCGCTTGAAAGGGCTCTGCGAATCTCGCAACGCCGCTCACAGCTGTTCGAAACCCAGCTGGGCGCATGCTACCGCTACTGCGCCATGGTTGAGACCTGGGTCCCCGCTGTCACAGTAATGTTCGGCGGAGACTTCCAGGATCTCATGGCCATCCAATCCGATCAACGTCTTGATATGGACAGAGCCGAGCTCGAAAGCGAGCTGGCTGACCTCACTACGGAGGAAGACACCGAAAGCGAGGAAGAATAAGAACATAGAATAACCTTCAATAGAAGAACATTCTATAACATCTGTAAATAGTTCTTAGGATCAGCTGCTAAACGCATCTGCTGAACAGATTGGGGAATTGGATCATCTGGAGTCTGATCAATAGGACGCCCAAAGAATTGGCCCCAATCATATTCTACCACCTGGTCTGGCGGTCCACCAGTTGGTTGCCCATCATACACGCTGGGCACTTCCGGCACTGAAAGGCCGGGAATATTCACACCATCTACCCAAGCCCCATTCGCATTGCCACTGGTGTGGCCTGGCTCTCGCGCATTGGGAAAGGTGTAGGTGTAACTTGGTGTATACACATCTCCACGAAACGATCCTGGATTAACAAGCCAGTCCATCGCTCCATAATTCTT